CTACCGCGCAAGCGATAGCTATCTGGGTTCTCTCTTTCGAGAGCGCACCCGATCGCAAATATCAGAATGAAATAGCTCTTTGCCAAAAGAGTGACATAATCCTGAGAAACAGTTTATCCCTACCTTGAAAGGACATCATCTAATGATGAACCTTTAGGTTAGAAGCGGTTCTGATCTCTCCTCCTACTGAAAGGTAGAACAAGGAAATCTTTACCAAGCAAATTACATTCGCTATTTTTCTATGGGCGTTATACCTCTGACTTTGTGAAAAGTCAATTGCACTGAAACGAAAGAATCAGAAGTAAGCAGTTGATTACTACTTAGTTTACTGAGACTTGATCTCAAGTGTTAAGTATGTACCCACGTATACCGTACCTAAGGATCTATAGATAGAACCTCGTGATGTTGGAATACTAGCGAGTTAATTGGCTCCATCCCTTGAAGGATGGATGCGCGAATCACTCTAAAAACTAATGGCAAAATTTAATTTACTAAAAGTTTATAGAGCAAAATTTGTTGAGGTTCCTAAGATGATCACGCTTGCCGGTCAAACTTTAGAAAGTTTGATGGCTCTTTTAAAACAACCTATTACTATGAATTCTATTCTTAGTATGGGTCGAGTTAAAAGACTAGCTGAAAGAGGGAAATTTTCTAAACAATTCTTAACTTTTGTTCTAAAAATGTATGAACATCATGGAGCTGAAGCCGTTGTAAAATGGCTTAAAGCGAACCTTGTTGCTATACAGAAAGAACTCGGTCAAGATAGGATGTCTAGTACAGTTCCTTTAGGAACAGCCTTACCTTATAGCAGATTGACTGGTGGTTTACCAAGAATTATTCCGGCTCATTGTAGAGCCAAAATAAGACAAGGTGACACCGCGGAAATCCGATTCTGGACTGGTTTATTTAACCTTTACAGAATACTGGAATGTCCTGGAAAATTAAAACTTTCCACAATCACTGATGCTTTTACTGGTTCGGCCATAGCGCTTTCCGGTTATATGGATTTTCTTAGTAGACCTAAATCTCTTTTCTTCGATTGTATTCCTCAATTGGAATCAATTCGAAAAAGAGAATTAGAACCACAGGATGTTGTTTTATCTAGAGCAAGTAGCCCTAGTAATAAGCAATCATACCATGGTATTCTACAAGATATCTATTTACTGAAAAACCACTATCCTAAACTGTATAACCACATTTGGGCCTACCTTGCGAAAGTTTCAGAAGAATCATCTTCTCAATTCGGTTTTAGACTAATGAATTTAGAACAATTTGTTCAAAAGTTCAAAAATTGGTCTTCAAAACCTATAATTGGAAAAGATGGATCATCTTATACTCTTCCTTCACCATTTTCTGCGAAAGATTCCTTTAAGAAAGGAATGTTTTCGCCTGAATACGAACTAGACAAAGGTTTTGGTCTATCCCAGTTTGCTATCAAAGTTGAAGCAGCTGGAAAATATAGACTATTTGCCTTGCTAGATTCTATCAGTCAAATGGTTTTAGCTCCATTGCATGATATGCTTTTTGATTTATTAAAAGCATTACCAAACGATGGAACTTTTGATCAGGAAGAGTCTATCAGACGATCACAGCAAAAAGCTATTAAAGCTGGTTGCGCGTATTCTTTTGATTTAACTGCCGCAACGGATCGATTACCAGCTGGTCTTACTGCAATTGTTATTGCCCGAATTACGGGTAGTGACATTGCAAAAGAATGGCTTGGTATTATGACCGACAGGGATTTCTGGTTCAATGCACATAGTGCTAAAGAACACGATATCTCTCCTGGTCCATATCGATACGCGGTAGGTCAACCAATGGGTGGATTATCCTCTTGGGCTGGTTTAGCTGTGACACATCACTGGATTGTACAACTTAGCGCATACTTAGTAACGAATTCTTATTCATGGAATGAAGATTATGAAATCTTAGGTGATGATTTAGTGATATTTAATAAGCAAATTGCTGATCAATATCTTATAATCATGAAACACCTTGGTTGTGAAATTAACATGCATAAAAGCATAGTTTCACACCACAGACCTGTTTTCGAATTTGCGAAAAGAACGTGCTTCGGGGACAAAATAGTGTCAGGAATCTCATTCAATCAGATTAGAGCGGGATGGAATATAGGATCGATTGTAGCCAATTGTTATCAATGGTGTAAATCGGGACTAATTCCAAATCTTCCAGTTCTGACAGTTGCTTTGAGTAAGTACTCGACACTTAGAGGTGTTAGTATAACTGATTATGTTTTCAATAAGAAAACAAATAATCAAGTTATGTCTAATCTCGCCATGTCCATATTGAGTCTTTTTGGAGTATACCACCAAAATGGTAGATTCTCGCTGAAAGACTTAATGACTGCAATAATCGATCCGAATTATTCGGGTGTCGATTTTAGTGCGCAGGCAGTTGGCCTACCACTTAACGCAGCATTACGAGCAATATTTAGTACACTAGTAGATGACATCAGACCTTATCAGGCTCTGAAGTGGTCTAATTATTCTAAACGGGAAGATATGTTTGAAGAAAACAAATCTGGTTTAGCTTTAGTTCTAGGTTCCGTTGCATATAATACAATAACTGTATTATGTAACGAGTTACCTAGTCATATTGAAAAATATGCTAAAGCACTCCGAGGAGAATTCTTAAACGATCAAGGTTTAATAGTTACTGATTTCAGTAACTTCCCTGATGAACTTCAGGAAGACCTAAAAGCCCTAAACGGAATCGCTGAATCATTGCTAGGTTTATACCTAACCGATTCTCATCCTGAATATGCAAAACATCTTCTCGAAAATTATTTTAGAAATAATTGTGTCGAGATGGATGGAGTTGCAGGGTTCGAATGGACTCCGGATGACAAATACTATAATGAATTGACTGAAATCTCTAATTGGATTGAAGCCATGAAATTCAAATATGACCCTACGGGAGTTGACGATATACATGTTAAAAACATTATAGAATCTGCTCCTATATTGGGTAATATTAGAGTTCTGGCAGCTCATGCTAAAAATAGCATGAAATTCAGACCAAGAAGAGTTCTTCAGTAACTCATTAGACCTAAGTAAGTCTCATTTCAGGAAAATCCCTCTATCAGCAGGCTGATTCACTTAAGAATCTTGCATTTGCTCTTTAATAATTACTATTAAAGTCGCGTTTGCGCCTCGATGATTCAAAAGATTTTCGAGAAAGATGGGGTTAAAACTCCCGGTTGAAGAACCGTATAATCTTTCAAAGAAAAATTATCTCAGGTAAGAGAGTGGATGAAATTTCCACAACAAATACCATCATCGGTTAACGTTGATCCGAC